AACAGTTAGCTCATTACGGATAAGGTTTTCATCAATCTGTGCAAGCTCGGCATCTAACTCATCTAAGGAGACAACAGTAGCTTCTATTTCTGTTTTGCCGAGTAATTTATAGGCTTCAATACGGTGCAAACCTGCAACAAGGTGCTTATCTTCGGTTATAGTTATAGGATTAAGTAGGCCAATCTCTTGAATACTTGCAGCTAATTCTTTTACTCGTTCTGGATTTACACTGCGTCTGTTTTCTCCGATAATGATTTCATCGATTTTTACCAGCATTTTATTCCTCCTTTGTCTTTTTTGCTAATTGTATTATAGCACATGAATGTGGTATAATAACTTTAGGGAGCGAAACAGTGTCACCTCCTTTGTCTAGTGTTCACTGCCACCGTGCTCCCTCCTTCTGTTGGGGTATANAATCACCTCCCAAGGGGGCGGGTTATCCGCCCCCTTCCTTTATTTGCTTATGGCTTCGTAAACGTTTACAACATCCTTTACTTTTTGGTACTGAAGCAAAGGTTTGGTTTCGAGGTTTACACATTTTGGCGTAAATCGTGCCGCTCCTCCTAGGTAAAGGCAAAGCTTCCAGATGCCTTTTTCTCCCTGCGATAAAGTAACGTACGTTCTTTTTGGAGATATCAAATACTCTGCTTTATCGTTTTCAATCTTCGATGGTTGAATACACACTAATATGCCATCTTCATTTTCTTCATATACCTCTTCATCTCTATCAATCAATATCGGCTGTTTCTCTTCAGGCCTACCAGTTAGTAGTCCACTGCGTTTTTGCTCTATGTACTCTAAAACATCTTCCTTGCTAATCTCGACACATTCGCCATTAGTAACTTGGAAGAACCATCGGCCTTTGTATGGCTCATTAACCTCGTACACTTTGCCGTTCTCGAGTTCGTAGTAGCTCCAACCAGTTTTCCCTGATGAGCTCCAATCTTTTTCAGCGTTCAAGAACTCCCGCTTGAAACCATATTTTTCATCTATATCGGTTATTTCAGCCACCCAATCCCTACCGCTACTGGTGTAATGAGCTAACTTTACCTTTATACCTCTGTCTGTCCTTTTGATAATTGTCATTTCTTTATGCCTCCCATTAGAGGAAGCAGGGCTAATGCCCACCCTCCAGTCTTCTGATTACCCTGTCAACCGCATCAGTAAACTCGGTATAAACCTTCATGTAAAGTATTGTGTCCAACTCTCGGCATACAAAGTGCCTTATGCCTTTTTCCTTTGTTTCTGGCCCCATGTTAGCGAATGTCCAATCGTAATATATCAAGTCCTCAATCTCGTTCAACTTTTGACGCTGGCTCATGAACTCTTCTCTCACCGCTCCTGCTATATCTCTTGCAATTCTCATAGCTTCATGGTAGTACACATATTCCTTGCCATTTTCTTTCTCGCGCTCTAAACAGAACATCTCAAGCTCGTCTACCAAATCGTCCAGCGCACCTTCAAGGGCTTTGAAAGCTGTCTCGCTTAACACGTCTATTAGATGCATACCAAGGATGAACCCTACAAACGAACCTTCAGCATAGTGGTCAATACTGGATGTTAACCACCCTTCAGCCCTCGCAAATCCACGGCTGATACCCTTACCCATCTCAATGGCTACTAACTCCTTCAAGTTNTCTCTTCCTGTCCTCATCTTTACTCCCTCCTTCTTTCTTCTTCTATATACTATATTACCATATGCGATATAATGTCAACCACTCTGGTATTAAATAGGTGTTAACTAATACTGACACTTTATTGTCCTCTCAACTCGGGATAATCGGCAAGCACATCTGATAAATGCTTGCCTGCTATAATTGGCTTCTCTTCTACTCTGACACTCTTCGGCTGAAATCTCGCAGCTCCACCTACATAAATGTATATCTTCCAGCCGCCATCCCATATTGGCGTTACAATTATATATGTGCCTCTGGAAGCAACTTTATAATGTGCTTTATCAATGACCTTCTTCTCTGGCTCAAGCTTCTGCATCGTNCCATCGGTATCAGCTTCATANACNTCGTCTGCAGTNTCAACTACTATGGGNTTGTATTCTTCTTCTGGNTTTTCGTTTTTCTGGTATAGGTATTCTTCTACATCTTCCTTTGTCAGATCCACTATCTCNCCATTTACNACCTGNATAAACCAACGGCCACGGTACGGCTCATTTACCTCGTATACGCGCCCTTCTACCAGCTCAAAGTACCTCCAGCCTGTCCGACCCGATGAACCCCAATCTTTCTCGGCATTTAGGAATTGACGTTTGAACTTGAATGTAGGGTGAAAATCCACTATCTCAGCGACCCAATCCCCGCCGTTATCGGTATAATGCGCTAACCTCACCTTTATTCCTCTTTCTGTCCTTTCGACCTTCTTCATCTTGCATCCCTCCTGTTTGTTCCTTCTATTTAGCATATTATCATATTTTTGCATAGGTTTCAATACCTTTACCATAAAGGGAAAGGCAGTGCTACTGCCCTGCCTCCTCCTTCACGTAAAAGCCCACATCTCTGCGGGCTTGCGCTAACTGATCTTCCATATCACCTATGGCGTTCAACAATTCTTTGTTTATGTTATCAAACACTGCAAACAGCATGCCCTCAAGGGCTAACCTTTCCTCGTAATCCCTACCGTGATTATATGACCATCTCTTTACATTAAAGGTATTCCAGAACTCATCGTTTGCTTTCCTATAGGCATCGTACATTGCGTTTGTTATGGCTGCCTCCTTTTGCCACATCTCTACTGCATACTGGCTTGGGTTACCATTTTCAAGGTACTTTTCAACCAAGAAGTTCTCGATTGCCTTATCGTAATCCTTGCTTATTTCGGCTAACTGCTCATAAGCGGCTTCGCTGACCTTCTCCAGCATCTCTTCGATTACCTGAATAGCTAATTCCTCATACTCATTACCGTACACCTTTCTGGCTACCTTACGTTCTGTCTTGGCGATTGCTTCAGCGATTAACCTTCCGAGTAACCTTACACTGCTGGTGTTGAACCTCTCTTGCACAAACTCTCTTGCTTCCTGTCTTTCCTGTCTCATTGTTCTCCCTCCTTCTGTTCTTTCTGTTCTTTCTGTTCTTTCTGTTCTTTCTGTTCTCATCTTCGTTCCCTCCTTCTTTCTTTTCTATATATATATTACCACATAGGATATAATGTCAACATGTTTTGTATTAAATAGGTGTTAACAAAAACCGACACTTTCAAACTGTATAAAATACAGTGGGATTTGGTAGTTCCTACATTTGCACTGTTTTACCCTTGAGACACTTTACTGACACTTTGAAAATGAAATAAAAATGGGAGCAAGCTTTGGTAAAACCTACACTTGCTCCCACTCGGGACTTTGCTAACTGTTATTGCTCTTCTACTTGTTCAATGGTATCTGATAGTTGCTCTTCTTGTTCCAACACCGCACTTTGTACAGCATTGCAAATCGCCTCGTAATCTCCTCTCCTAATGTCCTGCAACTTCTCGTATCCGTACTCTTCAATTATGTCATTTATCAGCTTCGTATCTCCGTGGGCTATGGCGTATAACCTCTTTACTTGCTTCACTGTTATTGGTGGATCTGACATAAACTCATTATCGCTTGCATATTCTACTTCCTGCGTCTCTTCTTGTACCTCTTCCTCGGCATCGTGGATTGTGAACTCTACTTGTGCATTTTGCAACTGCTCCTCATCGACCTGCATCTCTTCACTGATGTAAAGCTGTCTCAAATCGGGAACAACTTCTCGGGCATTCTGCACTAGTGCTACTTTTCTGATTTGGGTTGCTGCCTTCTTCCACCCAGCCTGCGGCTGATTATTTGCATTCAGCTTGATATACTCATGCAAACTAACAGAATGCTCTACTGGCTCTTTCCATCCTTTGCGCCAAATCTTGCTCCACCCTCCAAGCAACTGCTCCTCACCCGGAATATAAAATGTCCCATTACGATACTGAACCTCATCTGTTCCTTTCTTGCGAACGATAATACCTGCTTGGTAACCTTCTACCAGCGGGCTGTTTGACAACCGCCTCATGAACACATCTTTACCAACTATTATCTGGGCTGGCTCATTGCCAAACTTCACAAGGTAGGCCTCGTTAAGGAACGGATTAAGCTTCTGATACTGGCACAGCTTTAAGAACATCATTACTTCTTGGTCGGCAACCTTACTCGGGTCGCCTGATACCAAATAACGCTTGATAATGTCTGCACTTAAAGAAACTTCCTCACCACTTTCAGACTTATACTTTACGATACTGTCCATCGTTATCCCTCCTTTTATTCTTCAGCCACAGGCTTGACATACAATACCTGCGACCTTGAAACCTTCATTAAACCTTGCAACACTTCAGCTGGTACTACCTCCCGCACTTTCTTGGTGTCTATTGTCTCGGTAATGCGCTCCTTGGTATATACCACATACTCGCCAGCTATCACAGTGTCGCTTCCTACTCGCTCCATGATTTGCTCCTTTATCCCCTCTCGTATCTCTTGCATTTCGGATATCTCTTCGCCAAGCTCAACGTACTGCTCAACGAGACTTGATAATTCCATATCCACTTTTGCTGTTTTAGGCTGTTTGGAGTTTTTATAGTACTCTGGGAAGCACTTTTCTGTATACGGACACCATGGCTGTCTGCACTGCCAATTATCCTCTGGATTAAATGGCGGCTCAATCTCAATACCTTGTTCAATTTTAATCGCCAACTCCTCCAACCGCTTTAGCTCGGCTTCTACAAACTCGGCATCGTAAACGACTTCTTCAATGTAGTGATCCCAGAACCTCGTCTTTGGAGTATCCTTATTCCGTGCTATCAAATACCCTTTTTCCAGTCCCAGCGCATACAAGTACAACTGCACCTGCGTGAAATACTGCGGATGTGCTTCCTTCAACCCCTTATCTCGTATCTCTGTGAATGCTCTCTTTGCCAAAGCCTTTGCTTCCAACAGTACTGTTACACCTTCATTATTGGTAGCAAGTCCATCAATGTGTCCCACGAGTAACTCCTTATCATGGTAAAAAATAGAAACTTCCTTCTGCTGGCTATGTAACACATACGGCCCATTTGGTAAGTTCTCGCATGCCCACTCCAATATGGACTGCTCATGCATGTTACCTTCAGCAAATGCACGCTCTGAACCTTCCCACAATGGAAGCCCTTCTACACCCCATGCCTCAAGTTCTATCCTTCTCGGACAAGCTCCTGCACTACTTACTCGTAACGCCATGGCTACCACGTAAACCCTTCCTGCTCAAGCATCCGCATTACTTCAAACACTTTTGCATACTCGCCTTCAAGCTCTGCCTCGCATGAGTCTCCGTCAATGTAAATGAACGTAAACCCTAAATCATCCAACAACTTTACGTACGCTCCAATGTCTGGACAACACATCACATGCACTGTCAAGGTACTTGTCTCTTCATCATTCACAAAGTCAACGAACCTCGTCAATGTTTTCATGCTCTCCCTCCTTCTTCTCATCCTCAATTACGAGAATGTCCAACGGACTGATGTCTAAAATCTTCCAAATTTGATTAATCCTCGCCAACGATGGAACTACCTTGCCGCTTTCAATATAGTAGTATCCATCGCCAGCATACCCCATCAATTGCGACATCTTGTGCTTTGTCAATCCACGATACGCCCTCCACATCCTCAACTTCGCCACGTCCAACTTAATCTTTGCCATACTTGTTCCCTCCTTTCATGTTATCTCTTTATATACTATACCATTTTTCGCTATATGTCAATACCTTTGCCAAACCACAAATAAAAACGCCCTCCGAGTAGGAGGGAGGGGAGCACCTCGGAGGGCAACGCCTATATTAAAGTAATTGGTGGCTAATTCGCTAACTCATCCCATGCTTCGCCGAGTTCCGTCTTTAACTCCTTTAAGGCGGCTTCAATAAGTCCCTTTATCTCTTCTTCGGACAATTGTATACCTATCTTGTCTGCCGCATCGGACAACCACTCTGCCGCCTTGTCATACTTCTCTGCTCCGCCCAAATCCTTGTATGCCTGCTGGACAAACAACACGGCAACTCGTGCCAGTTCTCGCTTTGTAGCAAGCTCTCGCACTAACGCTTCCATCTTCTCTGTTCCTATCCTCTTTTGCAACCATGCTATCGCATATCCAACAAGTATCGGGACAAGAATAGCTATTATGTCATAAAGCAACTGTAACAACAATTCATGCATGTTACTTCCCTCCTTTTAATTTTTCATAAAGCTTCGCTATCATAGTTGCAACTTCGGCTTTCGTTGCGGGTTTCTCTGGATTGAAATTCCCGCTACCATCACCTTGCACAATACCGAGTTCCTTCAACTGTTTTATATATTTATATGCCCAGTGTTTCTCATCTACATCGTTAAACACTTTCTCGCCTCCTTTCAAACGCTTTAGCAACTCGTCCCACTGAAATTTTTCGCCCGGGCAATGCGGCTTATTCTTTGGAGTAACCTCATAGTGCCCAATAATGTGATCCCTATCAATAGGTATTGTTACCCCCCATATGCGCTTTACTTCGTCAACGATATACCTTATCAACTCTACTTCGGCATTCAACTGCGCTGGTGTAAGCTCGCCTCGTGTCTTACTATAAAAACCTTCATTCTCAATACTTATCGTAAAGTAATTCGCATTTGTTTTCCGCTCTTTTACCAGCCTCGCTGTCGCATAGCCATAATAAGTACTATCCGCTGGGTTCGTGCTTGTTCCGTTACACCAAGCCGTGTCTCTTATATCCACCATTTGTGCTATTCTTCCATCTTGACCAACGATAAAATGGCTTGACACTCTGGAGTTCGGATTTTGCATCCATGCTATTGTTCCATTATACGTACCTTCAGCGATATGAATGACTATGACATCGGGCACCCACTCTTTGCCGTAAAACCTCCTCCCTGCCCACTTATTTACCGTGCTATACTTATTTATCGTCGTCGCTATCACCTCCCTGCCGTGTTTCTTCTTTCTTTATACCTGCCAATGCCCACAACTCACCAGTAGTAAAAGCAAACCAACTCGCTATTAACGTTGATGGCTCTGACCCAGTGTGCCAATATAAAAACAATACCGCCACCACAAACAAGGCATTTAGCAATATCACCCATCGCACTACTTTCTTAGAAAAACGCTCTTCAGTCATCTTTCTCATCTCTCGTCCTTGCAAGTAGCTCGTCTATCTTTGTTTCTTGCCGTGCCATCTGTACTTCTATCTGATGCAGCACGGTCATTAGTTCCTTTAATGCTTTAGTATTATTTTCTATTACAGCTGCTAGTTCTTTGCTGTTATCTACGGGCTTCGTACCGCCGATAATCTTTACGAATACGTAGCCAAGCATTGCTATGGCGAAAATTGCTACCCCGTATTGAGCTATTTCTGCCCCTGGCATCCTGCACCTTCTTTATGTGTTGCTTATTCTGCATCCAATACAGCAAAAACACATTCTCGTAAATTAGATAAATTTGGTACTTGCTCCCTAGTGTATTTACCTTCTTTAATGTACCGCACCCACAACTTTACAAGAGCACTCTCTGTCGTAAACATTAGTTACCACCTCCCAACAGCATAGTTAACTCAAGAATGGTCTGTTCAAGCATTGCAATCCGTTCTTGCTCAGTTAAGGGTCTGTCCTCATATTCATAATAAACAGTGTTCGTTGCAGGATTACAATACAAAACTGCAATTTTCCCTTCTCTAATTTCAGGTTGTGGCAAATCTTCTACCAATACTCCAATCTGTCTTAACTCTTCTTCACTTTTTCCTAACCCATTAATTGGGTCAAATGGCATGTTGTGTATAAGCCCAACTCTATATTTTCCCTCAGCTACTTTCACTAAATCACCTAAAAATTTCATTACTTTCTGCCTCCTTATGAAATGATTTTATAATAAGTAGCACTATCAAGTTTTCTTATTGCTTTACCACTATCAACATCATGAGCACAATAAACATTACCTGAACTGTCTACTGCTATACCACAACCATTTCCAACATCAGTTTTACTCCATATTTCATTGCCATTTCTATCAAGTTTTCTTATTGCTTTACTACCAACATCATGAGCACAATAAACATTACCCGCAGAATCTACTGCTATACCATGACCACGTCCAACATCAGTTTTACTCCATATTTCACTGCCATTACCTTTTGAATTATCCTTTTGTAAATTAACGTCTTTGATGTAAGCACCTATTTTATATTTCCCTAAGCCTATTCCGTGATCTATCAATGAACCTTTAAACATCCATCCCACCTACCATTCATCAACAGGATTTCCATTAGCGTTATAGGTTATAGTAAAGGTATACGAATCAACAACTGTTGTTCCATCTGCATCATAGATTGTAATAGTTCTTGTTGTATATTGCGGTGGTGTTCCTCCACTTAAAACACTTCTTGCAAATAATGTTCCATTTTTGCGGTAATAGTCTACTTGTAAATAATTCCCATAAGCATCTGGGTTACTGCGTTTTATGCGAATAATATTAGGATTTAATGTAGCTAAAGCATGCCCGCTGTGCGGCGCTGGATCGGTGATGTGCTGACTAATTGTGTCAGCGTTCGTTTTTAACTTTGCGTCTATAATGTCAGCGTTGTAGTTCAAATCGTCAATATTNACTAAATCNGTACCTTCTGGCTTCTTGAGATTANAATTTTGCGTATACTTCAAAATTACCACCTCCTACTATACTATATTACTCTTACTTGTTCCCAAGTGGAATGTGCCAAATCATTCCAAACCTTGCTTGTTAAGAACTTCCAAACGTTATAAGTGTACTGATACTCATAATTTAAGTGTGCTGGCTTAATTTCTTCTATCGTCTTTGTCAAATCGCTCATATTCGGCGGTATTCCTTTTACTCCAACAAATTTTACTACAAACTTATATTCGCTCGGGTATTCAATAATTTCTACCTCTCCATTTGCAAAAGCACTTGCAACGTTCTTAATCAACCCTTTCGTAACTGTGCCATATCCTCGCAACTTTGCTTTTATTCTTTCTCGTCTAAATTGTTCTGATTTTGTTTTATCAACTGGCAATCCTAAAAATTGCTCCCATAATTCCAAACCCCAAGTCGCTGTATCCACAAAGAACTGTTCCAATATCTCGTCTAAAGTATCGTTCAACCTATCAATTTCATGCCCTTGTGCATCCCAGACACTTCTCATTATATAACTGGTAAGATAATACGGTGGCATTCTTTCTAATATCCTATTTCCCGCTTCACTTATCATGTAAATGTCACCGTCCCAAGCACAGCTACTTCCTGCTCGCCTATTGGAATATTATTTGTAGCACCATTCACCAACAGGTTGGAATACTCCACCACCCCAGGCGTATCTAAAATAACGCTTCCAATCCTCACATATCGCACATCATTATCTTGCTTAAATGTCAATGACTTCAGGTACTGTTTCACATTCTCCTTAACCGCTAATTGAACTGCTCCTACCTCATACCCAGCAGCTACTACTAAGTGGACACTGACATTAATAGCAACTGGGCTTGCAGGCTCTATATACACCCTCGCACCAATGGGAGCTTTGCCATCGCCAGTATCTTTGCTGAACAAACTCTCATACGCTATTTTGTCTATAATAACTGTGTTAACGGAATCGGTCTGCAACCTCTCACTACGCAACTCGAGGTGGTCTTTCCCATTCCAATATCACCTTTGATAAACCTTAGACAACGGGTTTAATGCTTTGGCTGAATAAATTGTCTTGGCTTGTATTTGGCTGGACACATCTACCACTGCCCATGCATTAGTTGTCAAATCCCATATACCTATGGACAACAAATCATTTGTACCACTGCCTGTAGTGGACAAATCTAATATGACGTTCCACACTCCTGGTTGTTCAAGCATCGTATCAAACTGCGTATGTGTAACCTTCCCAGTGCCACTCGAACTATAGCTTAAAATTACCTGCCCATTTGAAACTGAAACTCCATACCCCGAAATAGTCAAACTCTCTGCTTCATTCACATGCAACCATCTTGGTGCTATGTGCTCCTGAACTCGCTGAACTAACTCTTCACTGGCTGGCTGCATATCCTTATCGACAATTGCTACGCTAACTGTTCCATTACCATACTTCAACGGTACTACCGAAACACTTCCAACACCTGCAACCTCAAGTGCCCATTTTACATAATCAGCCTTATTACCACCTGCACTGGGATTGCGCACCCATTCCAAATATCGTGCCAATAAACTTGCATCATCTTCAGTATCTGCACCACCACTCGTGGCTTGCTGATTCTCAATCCTTGCAACGCCCTGAATGGGAGTGCTTAAAACTGTTATTGCTCCTGCGGCGACATTCCCTTCAATCCCTTCGTCCAAGGCTTCTATGGGTACAGACACTTCTCCTGCAGCACTTATCACTGCTTGCGTGGTAGTTCTAAATAATACTGCTGGTGCCAATTCCGATGACGGGGTGGACCCTATCGTTCCTTCTGGTATTACTGTTCCACTATCACCAAAGAATGTTATATACCCAGTGGCTTTGCTTGCTGGTATTCTGGACAATCCATGCTCTTCAGCTCTCAAATCCAAATATGTACCAAACGTTGTCTGTGCAAATCCACGACGTAACACCTCTTGTGCCCATATTGTAGCTTGTGTCAATTCTGCGGCAACTGGAGCTAATGCATCATAAACAAATGAACCTTGGCTTTTGTCATAATTGTCTGGTACATAGGACAACAATCTTGCTAATATTGTTTCAAACGTTTGGTCTGTTAAGTATTCTGGTAAGTCCAACCTCTCACCCCCTCAACGTGACTGTTCCATCTACATTATAACGCACAGCCATAAGCTCAGGTATATTAACGCCATCCTCGGTCAGCAACACTTCTTTTATAACAAGCACTTTGTCGACCAGACTAGCGCCTTCGCTCAAGCTTGGTATTGGAGCATTGTTTTCACACTCTTGGAACGTGCTTCCATCTACCGACGCATAAACCTTTACATCGCACCCTGCAGGGATATTTGCTTCCCAAGAAATATTTGATCCATTACACGTTCCAAGGCTCTTTAAGTATATTGGCTTGCTTAACCTATAACCACCACGGCCAACTTTAAGGCTATTATCAAACCNCAAGGCGTATGTGGTATTCTCATCAATTGGTAATGGCTGTCCGCTTGTATATGCGTTAGTCCATTCTGTATCACTTCTTGCTATGGCTGATATTCTTAAATCGTCAAAGAGACCATTGGCATGATTTGAACCATTATGGTCTGAACCGATATACATATTTGCTGGTAAATTACCTACAGGTTCTACATAGCTTACTTCCGATATTTTAGTTCCATTTACTGCTATAGCCATTAATGAGCCGTTCCCTCTTATCTTTATGTCATACCATGTGCCTACATTTAATACTGGTGCTGCTGCTGTTGAGGTTTGATATATTGTTCCATTAGATTTTACCTCTAAATAAGGTTTACCATCTGAACCTACTTTTAAAGCATAGTAGTTGTTGGCGTCTATATAATTCTCCCATAAATAACCTGTTTTGTTTGATACCACTTGATTAGAGGTAGGATTAAATTGAAATTCTAAATTCCAGTTGGATTTATTGAATACATTAGCATTTGGTATGGTCAGGGTTTCGGCTGCCATTGTGCCGTCGATGAAGGGGGTGGCGTAGGGCTTTTGTTCGAGTTGAGCATATTTGAACCAAAATTCACTAACGCCTACTACCCCACGTCCTGGCTGTAAATAAACCCCGTAAGAGCCAGCGGTCGTATAAGTCGCCTGAAGCTCTACGAGATGCCAGTTACCATCTGACGGAACAGTAATTGTATTGCCATCTACCCATNCTCCNCTATCAACTCTAATTTTCATGGAAGGTGAGCCATCAAAGTGGGAACCAATAGTGTTAGAACCAGCTTTATGTTTTACCAAGTAAGTAAGTGTATAGGTTCCAGCGGATAAATAAGGCGTCTGATACACTCCATCCCATTGTGCTTCACAATGTATATAAGGATACTCACCAGACGAATTCACCCATGCGGTAGCGGAAAATGGCACCCATCCTGAACCGTTGTTAAGTAAGCGTGGATTGGTAAATAAATTCGTCGTCCCTTCCTCCACCATTATCGCTTGTCCGAANTTACCNNNTTCGAACCTNGGCACATTCACCGCAACTTGTGAACCATCACTCTTATAAGCAATCGAATTACGAGTAAACGTTGGAGCATTAACATTTGGTAACTTTAACTTGCCATCTTCAACAATAAGATTACTTAAAGTTCCTTGTGTTAAATCAACGGTTTGTCTTATGTTCGCCATCTCATCACCTTTTAATTGTAAGCGGGGGAGTGTTTACCTCCCCCTAACCAATTAGTCTAAACTAATTTCTACAGCTCCGACTGCGAATTCAACTTTGTTACCAGTGGCTACTGTTTGAGAAGCTTCAAGCGTTCCATAAACAAGCATATTGTCCAAATCGTCAAATATCGCTATGCCAGTTACAGTGCCCCAGTTACTCGAAGCTGGACCGAATGTAACCATAATGTCGTTTGTTACTTTAGATGGAGTAGTTCCAGAGCCAGTAGCCGCACCAAAAGAAATTGTTTGTCTGGAATATCCAGTGCCGTCAGTAGATACTTCGGTTCCAGATGTCGTCTCCGTAGGAGCTACGGTATACAAAGCCATTTTGTATGTTCTCTCAGTATCATTGAATACCGCATCAAGAGCCTTTTTCTCCGCATAGTCTGTGAAAACATTCTGTGACGCCATTGTTTATATCACCTCTCTTACCGTGTAATACACGTGTATTTTTATGTTTCCAATTGTTGGTAGAGTTATAATGTCTCCGTTGCTGAATAAAACTTTAATCTCTGCTAAATAAGTGCCGAAGTTTTTTGTTTCTTCTGAAGAGAATTTATACATGACCACTGCATCATCGTATATCGTCATGACCTTGGGATTAACTCCCATGCCTTCTACCCATAATTGAACTATGCTACCAGACAAATCAATTGGATTGCCATTATCATCTAACAGCTGAACTGCAAATATCGGTAGCGTGTCTCCTTGCTTTATGTAAAAGTCCATTCCACCACCTCTTTGATATTTATCATAATTATAATTTTAACATATGATTTTAGCTTCTAATAAACTCATATATCACTTTCATTGTGTTTTGATTAGTTTTAGTTATCGGAGATGGCAATAAAGTGCGAGCGAAATATGAAGCATAAGCATTTATATTTTTGTATAGCCACCCATCCCAACTCAGAGCATACAAATANGAACCATCGTACGTAAGACCAAAACCAGAGGAGNTAGTGCCAGTACTGATGCCAACGTTGATTGGTCCACTTATCAATGTTCCACTTGTTGTTAATTTATATAACTTTCCATCCCAACTCAGAGCATACAAATACGAACCATCACATGCAAGACCAAAACCAGAGAGGCTAGTGCCAGTACTGATGCCAACGTTGATTGGTCCACTTNTCAATGTTCCACTTGTTGTTAATTTATATAACTTTCCATTCCAACTCAGAGCATACAAATACGAACCATCACATGCAAGACCAAAACCAGACCAGTAAGTGCCAGTACTGATGCCAACGTTGATTGGTCCTTCATATATTCCTGTCAAAACAAGCGTATTGCTCCATATTATCGTTTGAAACGTTCCGTTAGCCGCATGTGTGGGCCAGTCAAATACCCAGTGAATTTTCTCATCGTTAGCATACGTTTCCGCAGAGTTCGGAGTTCCTCTTTGTGTGTCACTACCAGAATACGTGGCTTTATTAGCCCAGCCGATTGTAAGACAATCATAATTAAATAGGTTATATGGAGTGTTTTCTGGAAGTGTTGATGTTGTTAAATAAATATTGTCCATATTAAAATAGCCTTGATAAGTATTGGTTTTATTAAAAGCTCCAGCACAAAACTTATCCCATTGATAACTTTTTAGCCAATCATAAACAGCCTGATATATAATATTGTGCGTTTTCGCTTCTAACTCTAANGCGCCTGTTTTTGCATCAAACAGTTGAATAGTAGCTATTCCTTTGACGTCTCCATCTTTTTCTTTTATCTTTACTATCTCTTGGTTTGTCCTGTAATTTCTTACATAATCTCTTACTATCATACCATCTCCTCCTAACTCAGAGATACACTTACAGATGTTTCTTCACAAACTGCGTCTGGAATGCTAACGCCTTGCTGTATAGAACTTAATGTTGGACTTTGCACTGTAACTTTACGAGATGTATTAGGTGCTATAGCCTCTATTGAAATTCTCTGTTTAATATTCGCTTGGATAGGAACAGACCCAACCATTAATATGGAACTTAAATCTCCATGCCAAAATAAAACGTAGTCAAAGATATTGCTCATCTTATTACTTGCTCCGACAACAAATTACTATACTCATCGTATGTTCTTGCATACTGCACCGTATACACTACTTGACCATTAGCGTCATAATATGTTTCAATCCTGTATTCGTATTGTGGCGGTTCTCCTACAAGCTCGCTCTTCATTGTAAGCTTGCCAGAGTTATCGTAAAACTCTACAATTCTAAATTTACCTAAAGCATATTGGTCTCTTCTAACTATTCTGCTGTTACCAATTACGACATCTTTTGATTGAAAAGTGTTATTTCCTAAAACTTTTACCTCTGACTGAGGTCTATCTTCATATCTCATACTCATCACACCAGCACGCAAAATGCATCATACGAGTATCCACCTTCCTTAAAATTATGTCTAATACCATGTAATATTGTATCATATGCCACAGTGTTATCTTCATTCATAACCTTAAACTTGCAGGGATAAGGAGCTATTTCATCTAATCTGCTTGGTATTACAGATATCTCAATATGTTTCTTTCTGAATGGACTGTTCTTGTATCTTAAATACGTTGTCTCAATTAAATCTTTGTTCTGCAAAATCGGAAAGTCTAAAGTCAAAGTAGGGTCTACAGTGCTAACTTCATCTATATACTGGTTCAATGGCACTTCTTCAGTAATTGGAATTATTCCTTCTACAGTTCCACTATACATCATTAAGCTGTTTACCTGTGTTGGAATTATGTAGTAAAACACAGCACCTCCACCGTAATAACACGATGCCACTCCAGTTTCATCTACGTCTAAGAACATGTAGCCAGTAGGATTGTATTTATCAGGTCTGTATTCTTTGATAAACAGCTTGTTATCTACTGGCACCATTACTTCCATTGTCTTATATAACTGTTGCTGTGTAAATCTTGGAGTTCTACCTTTAAGCCTGATGGTTACTTTTTCTCCGTTGTCAAAGTCGTGCTTTACAGCCAAAGAAGGAATACCCAAACCACCTATTACAACTGATCTAACATCTGTCACACTGTTAACATCAACCTGCTGATTAGGGAATATGTAATCTCCTGACATATACAAATTTTCTAATGTTACCCAATCAGCCATTATTTCTCCTTTAAGATTGCCCACAGCACAGCTCCAACAGATTGAGATAAGCTTGATAGAATGCTAAAATACGTTCCTTGCTTTAATGCACACCACAAGCCGCCTGCATTTTCTTCCGTGCCCTCAAACAGGAATGGTTTCCTAACCTTTTGTGGAAATGCCTTATATGGATTACCATTTAATATTCTCCAATAATAGCCACTTACTGTGACTGGCTTCACTAATCCATAACCCTCATAAGTCATTCTATCAAACTTACCAAGAACATCTTCAAAATGTAGCGTAGCCACCTTATTAACTTTAGAGAACTCTATTTCTTTAAGAAACCATCTATCAAAATCAATTCTCTTTGTGTTGTCGTTTTCGTCTTTTAGTATAAATAGCCATCAAGCTTAACATCTTCGTAGCTTTTTAATGTGGCAAAGCTGGACTTTGGATTAACTATGTTGTATTTCTCTTCGTAGTCCAGTATTTTGATATATCCAGTGCCTTTAACAACAGTTCTACCTTCCCAAAACATGTTCTGCATGAACTGTGCTTCTAAGATGTCATCAGCATCTAATGTCTCAGATATGCCAGAGCCATAAAGTCTACCGTAGAAATCTGTTATCGCTATCATAATTGCACCAACTGGAATGTAACGTCTTTATACCACATACCGTCTGGCTTAAGTATTAGCGTAGAGTATTCTAAGTCTCCGACATAAGCTCTAAACGATGTTA